CCATTAAGTAATTGATGCAGTCAATTGTTTTCTTCAGTGGTCCTTCAGCAGTGAATCTTGTGGATGTGATCCCATATGGTCACTTCACAGAGATTGGTGTGAATCACTTTGATGATTTCAGGTCAGTGGATCACATTGTGGCATATGACAGGCATCTGGTGCAGTCATCAATCAAACCAAAACTTAATCGCCAATATTGGACACAGGGCAAGTGGTTGAGATCTGGATGGCATCAGGTCACACACAAGAATCCACATCAGGGAGATTCAGGCCAATTGGCGGTGGCATTGGCACAACAGTTGGGTTCAGAGCGGATCTATATAATAGGCTGTGATTGGAATGTGTCAGATGCGTCAATACAACAGCATCACTATGCGTTCAGGGGATGGCGGCCTCCCAAATACACCAACATCAAGGACAAATGGTTGTCACAATTGGATCAGTCAAACATTGTGTGGGTGCACCTAGAACGCCAACCTTGGATGCTCAACTATCAGCATCACACAGATTTCTTGCGATCCTGCTCCCATTTCTTAACATCAACAGACGCGGTATAACTCTTACAGATGGTGCAACGCACAGATACTGTGCCTGGTTTGGCCACCGCGGATGTGAATTCATGATAGTGTATCACCAATGACTTGCGACAGAATGGATATCCACGCAATTGGCAAGGTTGCTTGTATTTCTTGTTGAGTTTGAAGGGAGTTAGTTGGTATGCTGGCTTGATGGCGGTCTTCTTACGCTCACCCAGTTGCTCCAATTGATTGTCAAAATCATCCATATCTTGTACTTAAAAAGATTTTGGTTTTGGTAAGGCTTATTTGAGAGATTTGAAATAGATCACAGCACCCCACACACACAGTGCCAGGGATATCCAAAAGTATGGATCCTCACTAAATCTGTGAATTATCTGTAAATCTGCGCCAGTGACCATCTGAATAATAAACTGGTATTCCCGCTGTGGAATCTCCATCTGACATGAACGCAACCATGCCATTGGCCAATCCAGCCTGTGCTGACAGTTGTGCGTTGGTGCGTGGATTCAATTTGATGATGTCCTCAACCACAACCACATTGGTGTCTGGATCCAGTGTGAGATTGTTGGCGGATGATGAGTTGATCTCATCTGGCAGATATGTGGCATCAACCTTGGTTGACGCATTGAGTGGTGCCACTCCATTGGCTGTGGCCCTGCCATTGATTACATTCTTTAGTTCATCCAATGCGGCCTTAAGATCTGGCCTAGCTGCCGCTGGTGAATCTGATCCCGCGTCTAGATTGGCGGTTGATACATTTCCTACTGTTCCCCAAGTCATTTGTTTGTTCCTTTCAAGTATTTAATCTTCATTTCTTAAGTCCCCTCTTCAACCATTCCGCCCATATCAATAACAGGCAAATGATCACAAAGAATATGAACCCTATCAACATCATGCCAACACAATGTTCCCATCTTCATCTGACCTCAGTGCTGGCAGTCCCACTATGTGTAGGTTGACTTCCGCGTCTGTGGTCACCACATCAGTGACTGCGATGGTTGATGTTGAAACCAATGCACCTGTCACCAACACCAGGGTGTTGGCATCCACAGTGAATGGTGCTGTTGGCACAGCTGTGCGTGATGTTTCTGACCATCTGATGTCATCCATATACAGTGCGGCTGGATCATTTGAGCCAAGGTCGCCCGCATTGACATGGCCTGAGTTGTAGCCCCAGGTGTTTGATGTGCCCAGTTGCGTTTCTGTTGAAATTATGTTGGCATACACAGTGCCTGATTCTCTCCTTATCCTCCAATAGATCCAATCACCTTCTGGATTTGTCGCCCCATAAGAAGAATAGATGGTTGTTGTGGTGCCATTGTAGTTGGCGGCGAAGTTTAATTTGCCCAGCACTGTTGAAGTTGACAACCTGATGTATTCACCTGAATTGGCATACAGTTCAACAAAGTATGAAGGATGTTGGTATTGTGGATCTGAGTCTGTGGCCAGTTCAGCGGCTATCTTGACCCAACCCTCCAATGTGTAGTCCTGTGATGTGGAAGGTTCTGTGATGTCTGTGGTTGAAAATCTTATGGAATCATCTGTGTCTGTCACTGTGATGCCCCTGCCATAGTATAGGCCAGTGCCTGGATCCGCGTTGACCACATTGAATTCAATGCTGGCTGGAGACCATTTGTAGGTCCTTGTTGTGGTCTGTGGATGTCCTGTCTGTAGATTGATGGTTTGGTTCTGTGCCTGGTCAGTGATGCCAATCACTGTTGAACTGTCCTCAACAGCAACATCACGCTGGACCTTGTGTACTGTGTATCTGGCTTCCGCTGGACTCACTGTGAGATCACCCACTGTGATGAATGGTGCGTCCTCCAGAGTCTGTTTGGCGTTGCCTCCCAGATGTATCAATCTTGAATATGATCTCTGCAATGGTGCCAATCTCTCTGCCTGTGTGCCAGCGTGGGTGCTGGAATCACCAATCACAAATTCTTCCCGCTTGGTTGTCAATAACTGTGTGCTCACTGATCTTATCTCTGCCACAGCGTCAGAATCATCTGAGACCTCAACAAGATATTGGAAATATCTGCCCTTGAGTCCATACAAGGTCTGTTCCTGTCCACCTGTTATCTGCGGATCACCTGGCAGTTGTGATGATGAGTCAATTGAGTCAGCCGCCAACACTTTGACATTGACCACGCCTGTGGCATCAACCTCACACAATGGATTGACATAATCAATCCTACCAAGATCCTTGATCTCTGATCTGAATGTGATGGCATCACCTGATCCAATGGTGTAGAGCGAACCAGTGCCTGTGTCCCAATCAGTGAGAGAATCCCAGTCTGAGGCTCCACTTGCGCCTTCTACATAGTTGGCATCAACATAGCCATCTGCCACATAAAGATTTACGCCAGTGTCATCCCATTCATACACCTGTCTCTTTATAAAACCTGTTGTTGGATCAAAATACTGTGTCATGATGAATTAAAACCCTCCTAGTATCTCTCTCTGCAGGTTGATGATCTCTTCCAAACTGACCTGCCTATTGAAAAGTGTAAATTTAGTGTCTCTCTGGATGAAATTGTTGAGTGCGGCTTCAATGTTGAAACCTGACACTGTGTTGCCCTCCAGATTGGTGTATTCAAAACTTGAATATGTTGGTGTGTCCACAAAACCTTCCTGTGCCACGCCCTGTGGTGCACTGCCATCATTGTATTCCTGGTCCAATTGTGAGTTATAGAACTTTGGTCTCACATAAGTGTTGGTGTCCAATCTCTGCAGGAACACAGGCACTTCAACCTGTCCCTCTTCCCTGCTCAATGATGCTGTCTGTGTCTCTTTCAACACCTTGGTTGATCTATCAAATAGATGGAACCTTACCTTGTCCACGCCAGCGGCCTGTGGTGTCAGCATCTTCAGTGTCATCTGTCCACCTGGTGAAGGCAGACCACTGAATGGCATAAACAGGCCAGCCCTTTCTATGGTGTAGAGCAGTGCTGATGATGAACCTGCGATTGTGCCCAGCAATGATTGTTGGTATTCCTGACCCTTTGGCACTGTGGCGAATCTTGTGATTGTGGTATCCTCATTGAGGTCTGGTGTTTGAGGCAGTGTGTCATTCACTGTTGAGGATGATGTTGTGCTGGTTGGTGCTCCCACTGAATCCAGTGTGGGATCAGTGATCACATCTTCTGGATCATCTGGTGGTGCAACTGAAATTGGTGTTTGTGGTTTGGATCCTGAAACAGGATTCAATACATAGTAGTCTGGTTTGTAGACCTGTGAAGGTATCTCAATCTGATCACCTGACACAAATGGATACAGAGTGGCGTCATGTTCTCTACAGGTGAGATCCACATAACCATCCACAGAGAAATTCATATTAACCACCCTGAATGTTTGGTTTGACAGGTTCAATATGGATGATGTCACCCTGATGATGTCGCCTGGTTCAACCGCCAACAGTTCTGGTGTTGCGTTGAAGTTAATTGTCCTCTGTTGCCTTGATTTTTCATAGATCATCCTTGCTATGTCCTGGGCCATATTTGGATTTGAGATTGTGAAGAATTGGAAGTCTCCTATGAGGTCCTCTCCATCCGCTGTGACATCAGATGCCACTGTGTAGACCTGTTGTTGTTCTGTGAAATCTTTGTCTGGATCAACATATCTGATGATGACCTGATTGAACTTGTTGGCTTTCTGTTCGCCCTGCATTGTTGCAGTGCCAACTATGTGATCAGTGGTGACATCAAACGCTGAAGTCAATGTAGAGGATGTGATGTCTGTGGCATTGCCGCCATCTTCTATTTTTATTTTGTATCTGCCCTGTATGTAAGGTAGGAACGCCCTACAACCACTCAACAACATCTTGACATTTTCAATTATCTTGGGTTGCACTGATACCACTGCGTTCATTGTGATGGCTTTGCCTGTCTGTCCTGATGAATAACTCACCTGTTGATTGCATTTGATGGCCGCTGTCTTGAATGCGTCTGCGTCTATCTCTGACTTGTCCAAACCAGCACCATATCTTGTGTTCATTAAATAGTCCAGTGTGCAACTCACAGGATTGTATGAGAAAGTCTTTGGGAGATCCGCGTAGTCACTGGCTAGATCAGCACCACCTGAGTGATTTATGACATTGTAGACTTTCTTGCCTTCCACATCAAATTTCACACTTGGTATGCCGCCCCTGTATGGATTGTTGTCAGCATCTTCCTGTGATTCAATCTTCTTCCATTCATACTGCATCACCGCGTATGCCACACCAGGTAATTTCCTTGTGGCGTTGGGCCAACTCTTTGATCCATTGGCCAGTGATGATTGTCCCTGGGTTTCTGAACCATTGAATATCTGCACCCTCAATCTGTTGGCATATCTGCCCTGGGTGATTGTGTACTGTTGACCAGAGGTGTATTTGCCACCTGAGGGTGTGGGTAATTCATTGTCATCAATGCGTATCTGTTTGACGCCTTCTATCTCGCCCTCGCATATGGCATATATCACATAAAGGAATGCGTTGTCAGTGCCATTTGTTTCTGCGAATACTATCCTACCACCAACTCTCCTGTATCCATACACTATGGGGATGTCTACATTTGATCCTGTCTTGGTCACCAACACGCCATCTGGCGATGCTGATGTGTTTGGTGTTGGAATATTGACATCAGGAGTCAGTCCACCAAACAGTCCTGCGATGGCTGATCCAACCGCGGAGAAGACAGAAGCCACAGCATCAACCACTGTGTTGACTATGTCAGATACTGCGTCAATTACATCTTCAACAATGTCTGCTACCCATTTAAATGGATTCCACCCCATTATTCAATCTCCTTGATATAGTTTTTGCCTGTGACATCCATCTGCGAAGCGAACACATCATCATTGAACTGTGTGGCATCTGGTGTGCCCTTGAAATCAGCGTTGAATGATTTGGTTGACGCAGTGAAGTATGTGCAGTTGTATTTCCTGAAATAATTTTCAACACCCGCCAATAGATCCTTGGCTATGAAATCCTGCCTGTATGCTGGATCAATGTAGTAGAATATTATGGTGCCTTCCCTGTGATGATTGAATGCGTTCTGCATCACTGAACACAGTGCGTAACCTTTGAGGCCTCCATCCTTTTCAGCCAATATAAATTCTCTGCCCATCTTGATGTGTTGGTTCCTTATCATTGATATCAGTTTGTGTTCTGTGTAGGTGCCCACTCCATCGCCCAGTTCATCAAAGTGCTGTTGCACCAATGCGATGAGGTTATCCATATCAGCGGTCTCAAATTCTCTGATCATTATGTCCTACCCCATTTCATGTCCAATAGATCCTGGTGTGCGAACTCCATTGATCTGTCTGTGGCGTGTTCTCTCTGGAAACTGCCTTCATTGGTGTACCTGCCTGTGGTCTTTTCAAAGTTCGCGAATGTTGATGCCACCTTCAATGATATTGTGGCTGTGGTGTTGGCGTCCGCCACAGTGTATCCTGTTACCTTGCCTTTGAATGTGATGATTGGTGTGTCTATGATGGCCATTGTGTTGGGATCAAGATATGCTGATCTCACAATCACTGACTTGCCCACCATCTCTGTCTTTGCGAAAGTGGTGACATTGGTTGCGTCTAGAGCTGATATGTTGAGTGTGCAATCTGTGATGATTAAGTCAGCGTTCTCCTCAACACTGCTCACTGATATGAAGTCTGCCTGTGCCTCATATGTGTTGGAATCATAGTCAATGTCAAAGGGTGCGTTGGTGTAGTATTTGGTTGCGCCAGTGGTGGCGATCTCAACTATGTTTACCCTTATCTGGCTTTGGCTTGCTAGCCTGCTCTGTATGGTTGCACTGAGTCCTCTGGTCATTATACCTCCTCAATGATGTCAATTTCATAACTCACTGTGCCATCTGTGGCATATTTGTATTCTTGTATGTCTCTGGCCAGTGTCATCCTGAAAGGCACATCATCCACTGTGACTGTGCTGGAACCATCATCATTGACTGCTTCAATGAGATTTGGTGTTATGGACACTGCCACATCACCTGTGCCATCAGTTGTTGCATCCGCTGTCAGCATATACACCTTGTTGTGGGAAGGGAATCTGATGACATCTCCCGCTTTCATTATGGTTGTTGAATTTTTGTTGGTTGCTATGTTCACTGAAGATGAACCCGCCGCATTGGTGCCATCCACTGTGGCGATGATGCTGGTGACACCTGACTGGTTCTCTGATATGGAAGGCAGTGTGATGTCAAATGAGTTCAAAGGTCCCTGCAGTCTTGTTGCAACCGCTTGTATGGGTTTCCAATCAGCGAGTGCCATACTTGGATACTGTATGGTTGCTGTGAATCTTGTGCCCGCTGATGACACCCTGATCCTCCTACCTGACTGTGACACAGTCTGGCTGGTTGTTGAATTCGCTCTAAAATTTACTGTCCTAAAACCAATGGTTGAAGGCCAAGTTCCTATGTATGCCATTATGCTAGTGCTCTCCTTCCTTGTCTTGTTAATCCTTGATTGATGATGCCCTGTATCATACCTCTCCTTGACATCAACAGTTCATCAAATCCCCTCGCGTCAACTGTTGATATGTTGAAGTTGATGTTGACATCTCCCTCAGC